TAAACTACATGTAAGGCAAAGCGATGTGGCTAAAGTTTATGTATATGTTCATGGTGGAAACTGTAAAGTTGAAACCGATGGCAATGTCATGGTAAGATATAAAATGAATGGGGATTAACATGCGTTTTGCAACATCCTTATTTATAGCCTTTTATATTCCTATATTATTTGAACGGTATCATAAATGACAATCAACATCTCGCCACAATACGGTAGATACGCGCATTATTTATATTATGTCTAAATTTTAGAGTAAATATAACTGTTTTTATTTACCGATTCTTACCGTTTGTTACTGATGTTTACCGAATTTATTTTATTGATTTTTAGGTTGTTGTATGGTGAAAATATCGTCTTTATATTTGCGCTGGAAACAATGCTGTAAGGTTCATTACGTGGTTGTCATGAACTGGAGTAAAATATTATAGGGCATTCTCTTTGAGGCAGACAACCACATTAGGCTTCATCGGGATTTGCCCTTTCTCTTTACTATTATGTCAAGCGTGACTATTATATTAAGGAGGGTTCAGTAGGTACGAGTAATGGCGTATTGGGGTTCGATTCCCTGCCTACTACAAGATCGGACAAAATAATTCCCCAAAAGCGGAGATGTCCGAGCCGCTGATGGGGAAAACATTAACTTTATAGTGCAAAGATATGGAAAATTTTAATCAGTTAATACCTATTGATGAGGGAAAAGGTAAAAAAAGAACAATGACCTCCTTGCAGATTGCAGAAATTACGGGCAAAACTCATTCAAATGTAATGCGAGATATTCGCAATATCCTTGAACAACTGGAAGAAAAACATAAATTCAATTTTGAATTGATGTTCAAAATCACAAAGTTAGGGAATAACGCAGAAAGAAAAGACCCTTATTATCTTCTCACTAAAAAAGACTGCTTGCTTCTCGCAAGTGGTTATGATGCAAACTTACGAGCCAAAATTATTAATCGTTGGGAAGAACTTGAAGAAAACAAGCGTGAGCTTTCCCGTAAAAGGGAGAAATCTTTGTTAAGTAAAATCTAAATTTATAATATGAAAACAAATCAAATTTTTCAATATAATGGAAGCCCTATCACTTTTTATAAAGATGATAATGTAATGGTAAATGCAACAGAAATGGCAAAGCCGTTTGGTAAATTAGTAGGGGATTGGCTTAGATTGAAAGCTACTACCGAGTTCACAGAAGCACTTTCAGCCGATATGCATATTCCCATATCGGCACTAATTCAAGTAGTTAAAGGTGGTAATAGCGAACAAGGCACATGGCTTCACGAAGATGTAGCATTGGAATTTGCCCGTTGGTTATCTCCATCATTTGCTATATGGTGTAATAAGCGTATCAAAGAGTTACTTCAATATGGCATGACCGCCATGCAGCCAACTTTGGAGCAAATGATAAACAATCCCGACCTTGTTATCAGTCTTGCAACACAATTAAAGAACGAGCGAGAAGAGAAGCAACGTCTTGAACAACAGAACGCATTGCAAGAAGAGCAGTTGCTTCAAGCCGCTCCGAAGGTCAGCTATTATGATAACCACTTGCAGAGTGTAAACACCCAGACGAGCACACAAGTCGCCAAGCAGATAGGAATGGATGCCGAAAAGCTGCATAAGAAGCTGAAAGAAATCGGAGTCATCTACCGACAAAGCGGACAATGGTTATTGCATACTCCTTATTCTACTTGGGGACTACACTCTACACGTACACAGACGTACACACGTTCGGATGGCTCGATAGGAACAAATGTTTATACTGTATGGACTACGAAAGGTGTACGTTTTATCATCGCATTATGCGAAAGCGGTTGGGACGTAAAGAAAGCCATAAAGCTGATTAAGGGTGAATTAATACCAGTAGCATAGCGTTCACTATTTATTTCTCTGAAAATTCAGAAAAATCGAGTTTTTGACAATATACACATAGTATAAAGAGAAATAAATAAAAATCTCCTGAACTTGCTTATATGTATGTTTGGGAGAAAAGGGTAAGAAATAGTATGCAAGTAAAATATAAAAAACATTGTATGAAGACAAATCAAGAAATGGTGCGATACATTGATAGTTTTTCTGTGGTTCAGCGCACGAGTGATGGTTATTTTGACGGAACTGAATTGCTTCGGCAGTGGAATAATGTAGAAGGGAATCCGAGAAGGCAAATGAGTAAATTCTTAGAATCTGATAATACATCAGAGTTTTTGAAAGCTCTTGCAGAGGATGAAAGCCATAGAGCAAAAATGCTCATTGGTGAAAATCAACTACTTATAAAAGTTAAGGGTAGAAATACGAAAGAAGGCAAAACACCCGATAAAGTTTGGATGAATCCGCTTCTGTTTATCAAATTTGCTATGTGGATAAATCCGTCTTTTGAAGTCAAAGTATTACGGTTTGTGTACGATGAAATGATTCGCTATCGAAACGATGCCGGGGATGCTTACAAAGAACTTGGCTCTGCCGTTCAGAAGATAGTTCCTAAAGAGTTTATGCCGAAAGCAATGCAAAAGGTTGGGGAAGCATTGAATTGGGTTGTGTTTAACTCACATGAGAAAATGCTTCGCAACAAGCAGGGTGATGAAAGCAAACAACGCGAACTGTGGCAGCTTGAAAAGAAGGTGGCTGATTTAATCAACGAGGGATTCATTACCAACTTCGATAATTTAATATCATACCTTAGAAAACAATATTCAAAAAGGAACTATCCTGCCGTGTTCCAATTACAGCAAGAAAATACAAATTTTATCCACTATAAATAATAAATCAATATGGAATTAGTAGAATTTATGAGCAACAAAGAATGCGTTGTAGAAACATTCAAAGTAAATGGTCTTATTGCAAAAGACAATACGGTAACAGAGAAAGGTTTAATGGCTATACAGTTCTATTTAGATATGATAGAGCAAAAGAAGCCAGAATTGGAAAATTGTCAAACGGCTTATATGTCATGTAGTGAGGTGGAGGAATGGGAAAAGAAAAACGCTGCGGCTTCGGTAAGTTTTGACAGCGGAGGGGTAGTCGAGTTTCTCCCGATAGAAATGTTCTCAAAAGATGCTAAAATAGAAAAGGGAGGTGGCATAAAAGGTATGCTTATTTCAATGTGCGATTGCGCATGTGAAGATGAAATATCCGAAATAGTATCTTCAAATGATGAAATTCGTAAATTGAGAGATGCGCTTAACAAATATCTCGAAAGCTGAATACTTTTGGCTAAGAGTGGCAAAATGCACAAAATAAAATTGGGCTGACTTTGGAGCCAGCCTAATTATAATTTATACGCGAAAACATTAGCCAGATTATGTTAGCTCAATATTTAATGGTAGTCAGTGTTAAAAGACGCACTAATATCTTTATATTTAGAATATAATTCCATTTTTATTTTGTATATTTAATTTGTAAATTATAGTCCATCAGAGAATTTCGCTTTCTTCTGTCTCTCACGTTCGATATTTTCTGTTCTTTCTTTTTCTATTTGTTTTCTGATACTATCTTTTTCATTTTCTAATAATTCTATTAATTGAGGATGTGATATATCAATAGCTAAATGAAAAGTTATTAACGTCCCGGCTCCTTGACGTTCTGATTCATAATCAGCTTTGTAGAAATTGATAGCTTTATATAAGAAAGGCCATGCAGCTATATGTATGGTACTTTCGTTTCCAAAACTTTTCCCATATCGTTTAAGTAAATAATCGTATATGGTTGATTTATCTTGTATATATTTGTTGTATTCATAATCTTCTTTGTCGAAAACATTTATGTCATAATCATACAGTTTGTACTTACGTACAGTTTTGATAGTAAATCCACAAAGTTGATTTTTGTAAAAAGTGGGATGCCCTAACTTAAAATCAATGCCATTTACTGTAATTATGCCATTAGTTTCTTTTTCAATTCTATAATAAACTGATTTGTAATCTTTATGTGACATACCCCAAAAGAAACTCCCCATGATTTTCTTGCCGTCTCTTTGGGCGAGGATATTGGATTGCTTAAGAATATATAAACTATCTTGGACTTTTTGTAAACTATCTGCGATAAATTCCTCTCGCCTTTTTTCTTTATAATAAATCTGGCTTCTTTCTAATTCTTCCTTTATTTCGCATTTATGTATCTTTTCATTTAGTACTAATCCCACAAAAATAAATAATATGGAAAGCAATATAGAACTTATCCATATAAAGTTTCTAAAGCTTTTCTTTTCATTCCATTTGTTATTCACATATCCCCATAGAATAAGAATTGGTATGAGAGATAATATCAAAAAAAAGATTGAGCTGGAAATATGATTTATTCCATAACAGATAATGATACTTTCAATAATGGAGAATATCAAGGAGGGGACTATTATTTTTTTACACATAAAAACTGAATAATAAATTCATTATATAAAGTATAACTATAATCATAATTCAAGAATACTCTAAAATTGATAGTAGCAATGCTACCAATTAAACTAAAACTCCTAACATATAATAACCTCTTTTATAATTAAATGCAAAAGTA